TCTCCACACACGATTTTTGGTTGCATGAATCCCTTGCCAGTGACGGCAATAAAAAACTTTTGGGATTCGTTTAAGTTGGCTGGTGGGTTACTGCAATAACCCACAGCCCGATTACTCCACACATTTGAAAGGTTGTTGCGGTGCCGGGTGCCTCCCGGTGCTCTGGTCAGACTGACAGACACCAGAGCGGAGACTCTTAGACTGTATGCAGTTTTTGTCAGTCTTCCGCGTGCGCTAGCCGCATTCACCACAACAGAAATATCACTGCTAGCAAGGCGGCAGATTGGGTTATGAGTCCCGTTGCCGCCCAGTGATATTGCTGTTGTGAAAAAGGGCGGTTAAACCAAAAATTCTGAGTAACCGCCAACACAGCAATTCCGTACTCTTAAAACGCTGGCCCACAAACTACGCTATCAACATCACACTGCACACTCACCACACCTGCATCACCACAGCAGATCACATCGGCATCAGGAAAGAGTTTCAGAAAAGTAATCAGGTCCCCGAGCGTCGTATTCGCCATGTTCTTAATCATTTTCACAGTACCGCCCCCATACCACTAAAACTTGCTTAGCGAATCATCCCGATCTTCTTACGCCTCGGGCGGCTACTTCGTGGGCGTCCTGCCTGTTCGCTGCTGATGGGTTAAATATACACATAATGTGATTTGATGGTCAATCACAAAACGTGTACATGCGTTGATGAACACATTATGTGCATGATTTTTCGTGTGATAAATTATTTTTAGATGAAGTTTTGAGCTGATTGTGATGCTATCAGATGGCTGGTTGTAGCTTAAATAGTGGGGGTGTCATGAGCAAACAGGTAGATGAGCTTTATGACGAGATGTGCAGGGTTGTTGGTGACGTGGTGTTCACACTTCATGATTACGGGATTGAGCCGAAGCAAATAGTGATAGCGGATGCACTCAGAACGGCGCTGGCATCAAATAACCCGGAGCGGTCTAAGCTGCTCATTCAAGCAATGGAAGTTGCGGCGAAAGTACTGGATCGATAGGCATAAAAAAAGCCCGCTAGAGCGGGCTTCTTCTATAACTGGCATAAAAAACCCGGCTTGGCGGCCGGGCTTTATATCAAGCTACTTTTTTAAGGTGCTTAGAAAGATTCATATCAATCTGATTTGTCAGCATTTCTGCTCTTTCCAAAAGCTTGCCAGCCTCTTTCATCATCTGCATCAGTTTAATTTGATCCATTTTATGCCTCGCTACTTACTATGATGGAGTATCGAGCCTATTGGCTCATTACTTAAATTCAGGGCAGATGAAAGGTTTTTGATCAAGAATCTCAATGACTTTCATAAGTTCACCGCGATTTCCAGAATCAATAGCATCCGCCATATCGTGCATCAGTTGAATGTACTCGGATAAAACTGATGCATCATAATCCAACCCAGCCATACCAGCGGCCGACTTCATAATCTCGTGTGCCTTTGTTAACAACTCAGCGCGCTCCCTGTAAGTGGGATTCTCTTGCTGTAGAAGCTCGGGCGAGAAAGAAAATAATTTAGTCTGAGCTAATGCTCGTGCAACTATGCCAAGAACCTTGGCAAAATGCCCTTCAAAAGCTGCAACGAAAGCAGAGTGAAGAGCATGAGGTTGAATTTGGGTCACTAACTATACTCCTAACATGAGGTCGATCAACATGATTTACAATCAATGCTGTCTTTTTTGTGAACAAAACGGCACTAATTGCTAATTGGTTGGTTGACCATCCGAGCCAGAAGTACCGGTGAATTCTTTTCACCATATACTCACAAAATCGGCAAACTTTAAATAATCTTTAGAATTATTTTTGCTTGTTTGAGAAGTATAGCTCTGGACTGATTGAATGCTATACGATCTGAGTAATTTCAGGAATAGCCTTAATCCTAACTATCTGTAACTGATAATTACCCAAATGTCTCTTCCGGCCACTGAGCCTTAACCACTTTGCCTATGATGCGGCAGCTGTGGTCACAATCCAGAATTCTATAAGACGGGTTGAGAGGCACCAGATAGCTCACGCCTGCGTCCTTCTCATACTTTTTGAAAGTCACTTCAGAGTCAGCGTTTGCTGACGCTACGCAGAAGTCGCCAGTCTCTACCGGTTCTGCCGGGTCGATAAGGATCAGCATGCCTTCCGGGAAGCTTGGGCGAACGCCCTGCGGCGCGGTCATTGAGTGGCCTTTAACTTCAAGCCAGAAAGCTTTATCGCTGGCCTTCTTCGTTGTAGGGACCCATGCCTTAGCATCTCTGGAAGTAAAGCTACCCACCTCAGAAAAATCACCAGCCTGGACATAAGTGAACAGGGGGTATTCATACTGCTTGAAGACTGCATCGGCATCCTCACCAAAAAGTATTTTGGCAGGAGATGTGCCTAAAGCAGACCCTAACAAGATTGCATCGTCAGAACTGACCTTCCTCGTTCCAGATTCATAATTCCCCAAACGTGACGGAGCTGCCCAGCCACATAATCTGGCAAGCTGCGCCTGGCTCAATCCCTTGCTTTCTCTTAGGGCTTTAATCCTTTCCCCTATCAACTCATGCATTGTTTTCATCCCATCAAATTTAACACGCAGCGTGATTACTGTATCTACACGTTTTGTCATTGACTCTTAATCACGAATTGTGTGTAATTGCTTTGTGATTAACTTTTGGAGAAGCCAATGAACACTATCGCTGAGCAAAGAAAGAAGCTCGGTATTTCCCAGTCTGTTTTGGCTGATGTTATTGGCTGGGGCCAATCGCGAGTAGCCAACTATGAGCTAAGTATCCGTAAGCCAGGCCTTGATGAGTGCCGAATGATTGTTTTAGGACTCAACAAGCTCGGAGCCAACTGCTCTCTGGATGATGTTTTTCCGCCCGGCAGAGTAAAGAAGTAACAGATTTTAAACGCTGAACTTTCATTTAGTAACCACAGGAAAGAGGGCTTAACCGTGGATCAGAAGCACTGGCAAGTAGAAAAGCAACCGGCATGGCTGGTGGCAGCAATCAAGAAGACGATTTCGAGTCTTCCAGGTGGTTATGCGGAAGCCGCTGAATGGCTGGGTGTAACAGAGGATGCGTTGTTCAACCGTCTGCGTACCAACGGCGATCAGATTTTCCCAATGGGCTGGGCGATGGTTCTGCAGCAGGCAAGCGGCACCAAGCACATCGCTAACGCTGTGTCCCGTCAGTCAAACAGCGTCAACGTCCCGCTGGTGGACATTGAGGATGTGGATAACGCGGATATCAATCAGCGTCTGATGGAGTCTGTCGAGTGGATTGGTAAGCATTCTGCCTACATCCGCAAAGCAACCGCTGACGGTGTGATTGATGCGGCTGAACGTGAGCAGATTGAAGAGAACAGCTATCAGGTAATGGCGAAGTGGCAGGAGCATCTGACGCTGCTGTATCGCGTTTTCTGTGCTCCAGAAAAGGTGAACGCCGCTGGATTGCAGTCCGCGGCGTTCGATGCGACTAAATCAACGTGTGTGGAGAACTAATCGCGTGATCAATTTAACCAGAAAATCAGGATTACCGCAATTCCGTTGCCTTCCGTCAGCTGGTGGCCGCTTCAGCAGCGAGCCGCTGCGGTATGTGCTTAATGTACCAGGCGTCAGCGAAGAAGTTAACCACAGCTTTCTTAACTGGGCTGTGGGCTATATCAACCAGCAACTGAAGGATGCCCGATGCGAGAGCTTGACCGAATCTTCCGAGATAAGCGGGGCATCCCTGTGCGGGTCATTCGCTGGGAGCCAGAGAACGACCGGGTTATCTACCTGCGTGACAATTATGAACATGGCGAGTGCTTCAGCTCTCTCGAACGGTTCAAGCAGTACTTTAGGGAAGTGAGGGGCAATCATGAGTAGAACGTTCGATATTATTCAGTCCATGTCTGGGCAAAAAAATGTGATTGTCATCCCCCGCCCATACCTGAAGTTTTTTCGTGGTGAGCAGCAGGCCCACGCCCTTGCGGCGGTGCTTAACAACCTAGTGTTCTGGTCTGCGTTTGGCGACGATAAGGGCTGGTTCTACAAAACCTATGAGGAGCTTGGTGAAGAAGCTGGCGGTCTGAGCAAAGATCAGACTGAAAGGCTGGTCAAAAAGCTCGTTAAAAACCATCTTTCTGATGCTATCCATACATGCGTAAGGAAAGTTAACGGAACGCCCACCATGCATTATAAAGTTGATGGTGACTCCTTAATTTCCTTGATTTTCAAAGATAAATTGGAAACCGCGAATTCACGACTTCCAAAACGCGAAGTCGCGACATTGAAATCGCGAAGTAACGATATTGAAACCGAAGGATCGCGCAATCTTGGAAACCGTGAAGTCGCGGAATCCTTTCTCTATACAGACGTTAATACAGACTTAAACATACAGACTAATAAACCCTCTTGTCAGGTTGCGTCGCAACCAGACGATGAGTGGTCAATCGTTCATCGCTCTCGTGAAGTTTTACGCCACCTGAACAAAGTTACCGGCGCTAAGCACACCGAGGCTAAGTCATCGATGGGCCACATCAAATCCCGCCTGAAAGACGCGTTTACGGTGGAAGAGCTTTGCCTGGTGGTGGATTACAAGCATGTTCACTGGGAAGGCACCGAGGAATATCAGTACATGCGTCCCAAAACGCTGTTCATCCCTGGCAACCTGCCTGGATATCTCCAGTCAGCGACCAAATGGGACAAGGCCGGTCGCCCGCCGCGTTCTGAGTGGAATGCTCTGAAGCGCAACATGCAGCGTGATATCACCGTCATTCCGCAGCCTGACAGCTCAGTGCCTCACGGCTTTCGCGGTTAACGGGGGATAAATCATGATCAACCACGAATCAAAAATTCTTGAACTGATTACCCGCAACGGCCCGCTGAAGGTCCGCGAACTCTGCAAGCTAACCGGCCTGCATGAGACGTCCGTTAAGCGCTTTATCAAACCGCTGTTCACTAAGGGGTTGCTAAAGCGTGCCAGCGACTGGAGCTACTCGATCAACACCGACCCGTTGCCGGTTGAGAGCGAGAGATACAGCCACAAGGCGAAGCAGGCCGCCGAACTGGAGAGCAAATGGTTTTGGCTGCGTGCAGCTCAGGTATGGCGTGAAGCAATGCTGGTGGCCAAGTTCGACGCATCACGAAATGAAGCCAAAGAGAACTGCGACCGCTGCGCCGTGAAGGGTTCGCTCAACTGTGGCAGCTACGGCGGGCTTGATACAGGTCGTATCGGTGAAAGCTTCCTGAGTGAGGTTCGCCAATGAAAGCGCACCTTAAGAGCCACTACGAACGCAACGAGATTTTCTATCAGGCCATCCCTACTGCAGTAGTGATGATTGCCGCACTGATTTTTGTCCTGACATGGGAGCTGACGACAGCATGAGTACTTTAGCGCGCATTTACGACGACAAGAAAAACAGCGACACCGATATCACTACCCGCAAAACATACCTGCTGGGAGTTGATGAGCTGTATGTCGAAACTAATTACAACATTCGTGATATTGACCAGACCCATGTCGAGGAATTCCGCGACGCCTTTGTCGCTGGTGAGCATGTGCCTCCGCTGGCTGTTAAGGTCACGGAAAAGGGCATCAAGATCATCGACGGCCATCACCGCTACTACGGTGCGAAACTGGCACAGGAAGCAGGCTACACGCTTCGCCTTGAGTGTAAGGACTTCGTTGGCAGCGAAGCTGATAGCGTGGCTTTCATGGTCACAAGCAGTCAGGGTCGCGCTCTGTTGCCGCTGGAACGTGCTGCAGCCTATCAGCGCCTGGTTAATCAGGGCTTAGAGCCAGCGGAGATTGCTGCCAAGGTGAAGCGTTCGATCACCGACGTTGAACAGCACCTCCAGCTGCTGACCGTTGGCGAACCGCTGATTGAAATGGTTAAGTCTGGCGAAGTGGCCGCGACGACTGCAGTAGCACTACAGCGTGAGCATGGAGTGAAAGCATCATCAGTGGCGCAGGAGCAGATGCAGAAGGCGAAAGCGGCCGGCAAAAAGAAACTGACCCGCTCAGCAGCCATCGTATCACCGGCAAAACTGCGTGAAAAAATTCGGGCAGAGCATTCGGCATGGTCTCAGGAAACGTTCGGCGACGTTGGGCCGGTTGGACCCCTGAAGCACCTGGCTAAAGAAGCGATGGAAGCAGCCGAAGCGCCAGACGACCTGTCCGAGTGGGCTGACCTTCAGTTTCTGCTGTGGGATGCCATGCGCCGCGCCGGTATCACCGAAGAAGAGCTTAACGCCGCAATGGAACTAAAACTCAGCGTCAATAAGGCCCGCAACTGGCCCGAGCCTAAAGACGGCGAGCCGCGCGAGCACCTGAAGGCCGATAGCGAGGAAGTCACTCAGTCTGAAAAAGACTATGGCGATGATTTGCCACTGCTGAAGCACGATATCCTTGAGCAAAGCGGTGTTGAGGTGTGGGCCTGCATTATTGCCGCGTTCAAAATGAAAGCTGAGTACACCTACAGCGAATCCAAGTGGGCGCATACATGGGCAGCAGACTCAGTTGAGAACCCTACCTGTGTAACAGTGCCAGCAGAGACGATTGCCAGCGCCGTTCGTCTCATCAGACAGCACCAGGATAATCTCGAACTTAAGCTGTGGGTCTCCGAGCAATATGATGATCCCGAGCTGGCGATTGAGCAGCTACAGCGATTCTCAGCTGTGTTGATCGAAGTTCGCCAGGACAGGCCATGCAGGGTTCAGGAGTTTATTGAGCTGGTGGAGCAGACCGACCGTGATTGCTGGTCAAACATCCGCATGCTGCGTCAGGCAGTCCGCGAGGTGATTGGTCAGATGACTATCCCTGATGTGGGGGAGAGTGCCGCATGAGGTTAACGCTCCCGTTCCCGCCAAGCGTTAACACGTACTGGCGTAACACCAGAAAGGGAGTATTGATCAGCGCCTCCGGGCGCTGTTTCCGCTCCAACGCATTTGCCGCTGTTCTTCAGCAGCTCAAACGCCGCCCGCAGCCGATTACAGTGAACGTGGAGGTTACTGTGTTGCTGTACCCGCCAGACAAGCGACAGCGCGACTTAGATAACTACCTCAAAGCTCTGTTCGACAGCCTCACGCACGCCGGTGTATGGGGTGATGACAGGCAGATAAAGCGATTCACTGTAGAGTGGGGGCCGGTCACCGAAGGCGGCAAATCTGAGGTAGCAATCAGTGAGTTTCAGCCGGTGGCGGCATAGGTCCGCAACTGGTTACATGACCAGTAAAATTAGGTATAGTGAGTGCTGTACTGGTGATTGCAGTCGCCGTACCAAGGTTGGTCCCGCTCACTTGCAGGTGATGGGGCGGGGCCATTTAAAAATGTTGTTCCAGTGTGTGGAGAGGTCAAAATGCTGAATCAATCAGCGGGTGCTATTGCGCCTGTATCCAATACTATTCAATCCCCAATCATGACCAGCCGTGAGATTGCCGAACTGACAGGCAAAGAACACAAAAATGTCACTGTAGATATTCGCCGTATGCTTGATGACCTGGGAGAAGATGCGCTGAAATTCCAGCGTATCTATATCGACACCATGAACCGCCAGCGAACTGAGTATCACCTCGACCGTGAGCATACCGAATGTCTCATCACCGGTTACAGTGCCATTCTCCGCATGAAAGTGATCAAGCGACTGCATGAGTTAGAGGAAAGCCAGCCAGCTAAAATCCCGCAGACCTTTGCTGAGGCACTCCGCCTGGCCGCTGAAGCGGAAGAGGAGAAAGAGCGCCTGCAGCTGCAGCTTACTGAAGCCGCGCCAAAAGTAGCGTTCGTGGATCGCTACGTCACGGCCACCAGTTCAATGACATTCCGCCAGGTGGCAAAACTTCTTGAAGCCAAAGAGCCTGAATTACGCCTGTTCCTGATTGAGAGTCGGGTTATGTACCGACTCAATGGCGTACTGACTCCTTACAGCCAGCACATCGAAGCCGGTCGGTTTGAGGTCAGAACCGGAACCACTACCGAATCAAATTACATGTTCAGTCAGTCCCGCTTCACCGCTAAGGGCGTTCAGTGGATTGGTGGACTATGGACGGCGTATAAAGCTGCTGGTGGTGCTGAGTGAGGGCATTGCTTACACCTGAAATAGCGCCACGCACAGGGATTGTGCTGCTCAAGCCGGGACCGGAGCTGCTGAAGCTGTTCAAATCTCGCGTTGTGATAAGCACACCAACAATGGACATGGCGGACTTGCCATCAGGACGGTTGAATGACGGCACACAGCCGCTGCTTGATGAATCCTCACTGATTACCTTCTTCGGTCACGAACGTGTGATAGCGGCGGCTGGTGGGCCTAATGCGCTGGCATCTTTCGTCCAGTCATTTGGCTGCTGTCAGTGGGACCAGCCCGAAGCATGGCATCATCATGAGTTCACAGTGTCGGAAATCGAAAACGGCCTGGTGTCTCTTTGCTACAGCCACGATAATGAATTCAGGGAAAACGGCGTACCCGGTAGCCTGGAGAATATAGCCAAAGGTAATACCGCTCTCTGGATCATCAGGGCTGCATGCAATCAGATGGCTCTCAACGGCGACCATCAACTGACGCTGCCTGAGCTTTGCTGGTGGGCCTCACTGAATGACCTGATTGATTTGATCCCGGAGGCACCGGCCCGGCGCGTTCTGCGCATGCCGAAGGAGGTTATCCAGGCTGGCGAACTCAAAGAGGCCGGAATTATTCCGGCGCGTCCGGCACGCGAGGTGATTCAGGACGCTGCACAGGTCGTCAAAAAGATAATCAGCCTCCAAGCCGATCCGGAATCACCAGAATCATTCATGAAGCGCCCAAAGCGTAAGCGCTGGGAAAATGAGAAATACACACGATGGGTAAAGTCGCAGAGCTGCGCATGTTGTGGTTTTCAGGCGGACGATCCTCATCACATCATCGGGCACGGTCAGGGGGGAATGGGTACAAAGGCCCATGATTTATTCGTGATACCGCTTTGCAGGGCGCATCACGATGAACTGCACCGGGATATGAAAGCGTTTGAAGCAAAATACGGCAGTCAGGTTGAACTGCTATTCAGGTTCCTTGATTTCGCGATTGCAGTCGGCGTTATCGGGACAGACAAAAAATAAAGTGTGTGGAGAGGATTAAATATGCGTGACATGTCACAGGTATTAGAGCGCTGGGCGGGCTGGGCAAAATCGGACAGCAGCGGTGTGGATTACTCATCAATAGCGGCGGGCTTTAAGGGGCTGCTATCTCAGGATTCAAAATTAACGCTCACCTGCAGCGACAATGACGGGTTAATTATTGAGGGATGCCTGGCACGGCTTAAAGAAAAGCGCCCGGATGAGCATGCGATCATCGTGCTGCATTACTTTTTTAATATCTCAAAGCGCACCCTGGCAAAACAGGCCAAGCGGGATGAGAAGATAGTGAGAATTGAAATTCAGATGGCTGAGGGGTTCATTGAAGGCTGTCTGGCGATGCTTGATGTTCGGCTGGATATGGATGCCGAACTGACCCCGAAAAAAATATTGAAAAAACCTCTCACGCGGTCCGCATTTTCCTTAGTAATCTGATAAGGTCGATTACAAGCAGTGCAGCTTATCTGCTAAAAGTCAGTTCCAAATGTGGATGTCAAAGCGCCTCCGGCCTCACCAGCCTGGAGGCGTTTTTTATTACCTGTATACCCTGAAGGGTATAGAGTTTTTCTCATACCCTGCAAGGGATAAAAAATTAACCCTGTTGCCGACGGGCAAGGCTGTTACCGCTTATGCGTCAGGGTTCTCAAATGCTGGTGGCTGATTTAAAATGACGTTACTACGGTGAATCTCACCTCAGCGGTGGGGCGTGATGGCAAAAAGTTATGCGGAACGCGAGCCTAAAGCCATAACAGGGTTCACCGGGAGGCACCCGGCACCGTAGTCTTCAACTTGGCTATTAAAGGATTGGTTTAAAAAGGTCCTGCCGAATCTCAGGGAATCACGGCAGGAAAAACATCAATGAGCACTGACAGAAGCTAAGTCAGCAGTGCAAATGTATAATATCTGCTCATGCTTAATCTGATAAGCAACACTCAAGGGTGGTTGTTAATTAATCCATTGATTAGCCTTGTGCTATGCTCTGACTCGCTGCGGTGAATCCCTCTATGCGATGGGGCCAAATCTGAGGCGCTATGCACTATGGTGGGCGTACGGGATTGCAGATTTACTCGTACACCGGGAGGCACCCGGCACCGCAGACCACCCAATTTTTCCAAATTCAAAAGCTCGCCTCGGCGGGCTTTTTTTCGTTTTTGCGCACACCAATCAGTCTCCACACACACTTTTGACGCCATGGTGTTGCGCATTTTTCTTCTGAATACTGACAGCACCTGCCAATCAACGGAGGTGAGGATGAAACGCATGCCGGACAAAGACGTTGGGTTCTGGGCAAGCCTGATTGCCTGGCTTTACGCCCACAAAAACGAAACCGGCTATGCGGGTCTTGCCGGAGTCATGGCGAT